ACTCGAATTCAACCGCCGTTTTAAATGCGCCCGCGCCAACCGCCAACAATGGCAAAGTTAAATTTCGCGACATGCTTTTCCCGACCGTTTGCATTTGTTGCGAAGTCCTTCTCAAACGTCTTTGTGTATCGTTTAAGGCGCGGAAAAGTTGATCGGTTTTCGCTCCGAAAATTAAATTAAAAGCGGCGCTATTTTTAGCCATTTTTTAGAGTGTTAACTTGTTGTTGCATTTGTTCGAAAATGTCTTCATGTGTTTGACTTGGTAACTCTAAAGACTCGCCCGGTAAATCGTATGGATAAAATTCTTTCAACTCATACGGTTGTGAACGGGTTCGTTTCAAATTCACCATTGTCGAAAGGATGTGCGAAGTGTGCAACCATTGCAACCGGTCACGATGACTTAACCGATCACGCGCGGCGCTCACTTCGCCCAAAGTCCAACGCCAAAAGTCACCCGGGCAAATTCCCGCCCGGATGCTTTCAGAATAGAATTCCGCCCACTTAAGATCGGACGCGTTTATTTTTTCGGGACTTTTTTTGTCCCCTGATCGTTTCCCGAATCTAACGTCAACGCGTGACCAATTTTTTCAACAATTTCAGAAAAGTCCATCGTTCCGCACAAAGCCGCAAAATGATCAAAGTCGTCGATCAATTCGATTCGATTTAAAATTTGATAATTTCTAACGCCGTTGTACATTAAATGTGGAATAACAGAAAGCGCGTTTTTGTCAAACGTTTCAAGGAATTCGCCTAACTCAACCCCCATGGATTCGCACGACATGCGAAGGGCGTTTGTATTTAGTAAGACATTCCAAGTGTTGCCGACACCGTCGACGATCTCAATTTCACCCCGTAAATAATTATTTGTTGAATGGTTCATCGTTTTGATTTTAGATTGTTTTTATTTTTAGTCGGCGTCGACTACATTAAACGTTATACCCGCAGCGTTTGCAGCTTTTGTTATTGCACCATTTCCCGTGAACGTGCACGAAAACGTTGCAACTTCATTCACGCCCGCGCTCTCTTCGAAGCTTGTGATATATGCATAACCGCTATACATTTGATCAGCGGCGTCACCAGTCGACCACGCTAACAAAACTTTTGTTTTTGCAAGAAATAAAGTCGCCAAATCCGCAGACGTTTTCACTTCGGTCGTTGCAACCCCCGCGATATTTTTTGAATCGTATTGCATGAGCCCGTCACATTGCATACTCCATGTGATATTACCGGGAAGCAATGCGCTTGCGCCGGCTTCGTCTTTTGTAGTGATGTCGATTTGCTCAAATTCCATTGATAAATTTGAAGACGTTGCACCGGCTACGATGTCGTATTCCGTGGAACCTTGATTGATAAACACGGCTAGCGCGTTTGATCTTATTTTTCCAGATGTTGCCATTTTTTTATTTTTTTATATTAATTTAAATAATTCGTCAAATCTTGACGAAGTGATGAAAACGCGTCAAAGGATAGCGTCATAGTATGAAGATCAGTCGGTTCGAATATATCCGACGCCCAATTCGTGAAGATCATTTCATCGATTGAAACGCCTTCGTTTTCGTCTGTTAATACGCCGGATTTATTAAACCCCATTCGCAACAACGCCGCGATTTGAAACGCCGTTCTCGGATGTTGTGCGATGCAAGTGATTTCGATTGTGTTTGTTTCGATTGTCGATCCGCCGTCTTTGGTGTGATTCGGTTCGCACCCGATAAGCTGAATTATTACGCAAGGCGAAACCGCCCCGTCAGCTTGTTTTAAAGCATAAATTCGACCGTTTGTCAGATCCTTAACTTTCGACAATTCCGGCGCGGATGAGATGCGCTCTTTTACTTCTAACCTTGTAATTGATCCGACGAAATTTCCATCAAAACTCAATAACAAATCCGAGCCGGTCGGGCTGTTTGATAAGAAGTCGAATTCATAATCGTTGTTTGCGGTAATGATTTGACTTTGTGCGGTGTTGCCTTGCGTGATAACTTTAAAACTCCCTGATGAATAGTCTTCAACTTTGAGTTTAATTTTGTAGTATTTACTTACACCGGCTTCAAATACACCCGATTGTGATGCGTACCCGTCCGGATCATTGGCGATTAGTTTTCGATTGCCAACAGACCAACCCGCGCCAAGCGTCCAATTTTGCCCGACTTCTTGAACTGATACATCAGAGTAAACACTTACACTAGTACCTGAAGTAATTAAGCCTATGTGTGTTGTTGTGCTGAGTGCCGTGAATTGAAGCGTGTACACTCCCGTAGATGCTCCTAAATTATCGAAAAATATATTTTTATAACCATTGCCCGTGCCATTACTTCCGACAGCTAAATAAAAAGTTGAAGTTGTAGATATTCTATTAAAAGTTAAATTGTATATTCTACCTACTTCAGTTGTAATAATTTGAGTACCACGAGAGTCTTGACCATCATCTAACGAATCATCAACCGTCATTTGGTTATTTGCAAAAGTTACAACAGCTTTTGTTGCCGTCCAATCCGCGCCAAGTTCTTGAACAGAGATGTTATCAATTGTGAAAGTATAATCCCCGCTATTATTACGTTTGAAATATATTGAATCCGATTGATTGTTTGCAACAAAGTAAAACGTGTGTGTTGTTGGTGTTTGTGTACTTAAAAAGAGAAGTTCATTTAATCCGCCATTATTCGCGCCTTGGTCTAGAATCCTTACTTGCCTATCAGAGCCGTCACCAGTTAAATCAAAACTAACCTTGTATGATTTACCAATAGTGTACGTAATACTTTGAGAGCATTTAGCGAATGCACCGTCAACCACATTTATAAATGCGCCTAAACTATTAAATGAAACATCACCGGTTTGAGACCACCCTTCGCCAAGTTCTTTGATAGATATTGAGTTTACAATACTACCATTACCATCATTAAAACCTAGATATGGGTTTGATGTGCCATTGACTATGTATAAAGTGTTTACCCCGACATTAAGCGCAAACTGAGCCCCCCCAACATATAGGGTGAAATTAACCCCGTTTTCTTCCGCAACATCGACAACACATTTGTAAGATTTAGCTGCTGATGTAAATGCAGCGTATTCTTGAAATGCTAAGCCCGCAGCTGTTTTGGTTAGTTGCCCACTTGAAATCGTGTTATTTGATCCCCAAGCACTGTTAATTGCAAAATCTCCATTTACAGCGACCTCCGCTCCCGTTGCGCTAAAGTCACCATTCGTTACAATGTTGAGTACTTCTTTTACTGATACCGATTCTATAAAAATTGTTTGCGATGCACCGACACCATTAAACAACCTATGTATAAATAAATCAAACGTACCTGTAGCTATAAAGTTAAAAGTAAAATTTTGATATGAAGTTGTAAGTGATGCCGTTCCAATAGTTGATAAAGTTGCTGCGTTATTTGCTTCTACTATCTCAGCATCGAACAAAGCCGTTGCTTTCATTCTTAAAACTATCTTGTAGCTTTTACCAACTGTAAATATATTATCTTGATAAATTCCAACATTACTACCACCATTTGAAGCGGAATCAATGTTTAATTTTGCAGTACTTCCGTCATAAGTTACCGTTGAAGCCCCTGAAGTGTAAGCAGTCCAACTTGTTAAGGCTATCGCTAATTCACTACCTAATGGAACAGCACTAAAATCTCCGTTTGTAACAAGCTGCGTGCCTAATTCGTCAACGCTTCCATTCAAAACCCTGTTTGAATTTGGGTGATGAAACGAAACCGCGTTTTTGATTGTTTTTATTATTGCGCTTATCATTTGACGTTGTTTCGACGTTTGAAGTTTTTGATATCTTTTGCGACTGAATCAACGAAACCATTCACAACGCGCGAACGTGTTGTCATCCATGCGTTGTCAATGTATGGGTTTGACTTCGTACCGGGGTGAACAATGCGTTTAATCCTTCGCGGTCGCCCGTCGTCGCCATAAATCACAAAACCTTTTGAAGATGTACGCGTCCCGCCTTGCGTTCCTAAAATTAAATTATGTTGATACCGTCGCGGGTTTTTATCTCCCGCTTTTGGTCTTAATCTCAAAACTACGTATGGCGATTTTATTGAAGATCTTCGACCTTTGGCGATGTGTAAATTTTTCGAAGTTGTCCCGCTTGCGGCGCCGTCCCGTTTCGTGACTTCGTGTCGAGCCGTTTTTAACATTGGCTTCAATGCTTTTTTCATCCCACCAATGACACGACGTTCGGCGATCACGTCGTCTGGAAAGTCGCGCAACATGTTCGTCAATCGCTTCAAACCTTTTTCGTCTATTTTGAAAGTTACTTCCATCAGTCGCGGCGTTCTGTGTAAAATCTTAAACCTTCGCGCCTTCCGATCTCTTCTAAGCCTTTCACGTCATATTGACCGCCGTCGTATTCAATTATATAAGTTCCGAAACGGTTAAAATTGTAACCGAATGAAGTGTCATCAATATATCTAGTAACGAATTCAGTACGTGTTAATGAAACATCTTGCCCAAGTTCGGAACGTTCGCCCCCCGGTTTGTCAAGTTTTGTCGCCCACATATCAAGCGAACCGGGCACAACCGGCGAAAGTTGAGCGCCCCAAGTGTCGGAAAAATCCGAAGATATTTCCGCAAGTTTTTTAAATTTTATCCTTCTATCTAATCGCCCGATTTTCATGTCGTATGAATAAAACGCGAAGGATTCAAAAGAGCATTTACGCCCAAAGGAATCTCATTCGAAACCGTTGAAACGACGGCGTTTCTTTGTTCGTAATAGTGACCGACTAAAAATCTAACCGCTTGCAATACGTTGTCAGGAACTTCGGCGGCAAGTTGTCCGCACGTCATCGTGATCAATACAGTCGCGAAATCGTTTTCGTTTTCGTTTGTTATGCTGTCAAATTTGATTTTGCCCGGCGATCCCGGCTTTAAAAAGTAATCAGTGTTTGCGACTTTCGTTGAATAGCCCCCGAAATTTTCGCGAATTTGTACGGTTCCTGTTGATGGGATTTCACCAATTGGAAAAATGTAATCTTTTACGTGTTCTAATTTAAAAACAACTGTGCGTCTGTCGAAAATTTTCGAACAATAGTTTTCACAATATGACACCGCCGCATTTATATACGCCGTGATTAAAGCGTCTTCAATCGTTCCGATGTACTCGACGCGTAAAAAATTTTTTGCGTCAGCTAACGAAATTAAATTCGTTCCGGTCGGGGGTGAATGTGTGAAAGATGTTTCCATTGATTAAAGAAAAAGGGGGCGCGAATTCACGCCCCCCGTTTTTATTGTTTATGTTTATTGAATCGCGTCGTCGATACGGCTAAATAGAAGCGGGTTTCTGACCGCTGTGTCTAACCATTGATTTGCAATCACCTTGACTTGCGAAGACCCGCCCAAGCTATAAGGATCAACAAGTATGTCCTGACCCGTCCAACGACAAACCATCAAATTCTTGAAATCTCCGAACAACATTTGAGAGATAGTTCCGCTTGCAGATCCTTTATCGCCGTTTTGCGTTAGGTGTGCCGACATTAAAACAGGATAACACATTATGAAATCATTAACCATTAACGGTGAAACCGACGTGACTTGCGTCAATGTTGCAAGTTTTGCGTATACAGCGGGCGAAACGATGAATTTTTCTTGTCCCGACAAACCGTTTGCCGTTGCGCAATCTGTAATCATTTTGATAACTTCACTTGCGCGAACGTTTGTTCCGTTTGTGTCTGACTGCGCGTTCGTTCCTGTTTCAAGGAATATACCAAGCGGTTGACCATTTGCCCCGGTGCCATTAAACGCCGCTTTATCAACAGCGGTTTTAATTGCGTTACCTAAATCTTCGGCGATAATGCGATCGATTGACGGCACGCCTTGAGTTAACAACTGTTTTGTGTACGTAGTGAACGCCCCGATTCTTTTCGGTGACATTGTGACCGAGTCCGTCGCCAAATTCGAGTCAGCAGATGCCGCCGTTTCACCGTCAGCCCAGTTCGCAATACCCGCCGCGCTGATCCTTGGAATTGAAAGATTTCCGGTCACCCCGTTCATCGATGTCGCTCCAAGTTCTTCAATTAATAGTTTCGGTTGTAATGCTCTAATGAAATCTGAATGTTCTGTCGGTACAAAGTCAGAACCTTCGCCGGTCACCGCCGACAATTCGCCCGGTTGCCCGATTGCTCTGAACATCGATTGCGGAATGGCGACATTTCCGCTTAACTGAATACCCGCTTGACGCGCTTCGTGTTGCGCTTCTTGGTAGACTTCTTTTTCGATTCCTGTTAAACCGCCACCCATAGCGCCAGAAATAGCGCGCGAAAGTGAGAATTTTTCGGTTGCGCGTGCAACTTCTTTATCAACTGACGGCGCCGCGCTCATGCCCGCCATTCTAGTGATATTGTTTTCAGTCGCTTCGGATCTTTCAATTTTTCCGTCAAGTTCACCGATGTCAGCGTTTAACGTGTCGACTTGTTTTGACTCATCGTCGGTAAACGCGCGTGATTCCATTTCGCAGACTGCGACAATTGATTCAAGCGTTTCAACTTTTTTTGCGCGAAGCGCCTTTTGTGTTGTGGATTGCTTCATTTATTTATTTTTGTGAAGGTTAAGCCGTTGACGTGCAACAGCGATTTTTGATTCATCGGTTTTCGATGTATCGTTTTTGTGTGTATTATTTTTTGATCTTAAAGCGACGGCGGTGTCTGGATACGCCGGAAAGCTGACAGGACTTAAATCGAATAATGTGTCGAGTTTTTTAATCGTTCGAATGTCGCGTCCGTCGCGGTGTTGCCATTCCTGATCCTTTATCGTGAAACCAAATGAAGATTGTGAAATGTCACCGCGTTCAATAGCTTCGACAAGATCACGCGCATAAGATTGTGTGCCGGGTTTAAATGAATACTTCAAACCAATTTCATCAACCCAAACTTTCGCGGTTCCTTGACCTTTGTTTGATCTCGCCAACGGGAAATTTGCGTCGTGATTGAATAAAATTCTAATGTCATCATTTAACACGTCATCAAATGCGCCAGGTGCGATGCGTTCATCGAATTGACCTAAATTCGTGGTTGAGTTAAAAATGGCTGCATAACCTTCGACCTTGTCGGATTTTGCGTCTTCTTTGCGAATTTCTATTTTTCCAGATTCAGCAAAACGCCTTTCGTTTTCGTTCATTTTTTTTTGTTTTTACGTCGATCTCCTGTGATCGCTGTTATTAAAATATCGAAATACGAAAAAACTTTGTTGTCACTTTCTGACGGTGTCAAGTTCACAACCACTTTTATAAACGCAAGCGCTGCAATTGTTAACGGTAAAAAATTATTTGTTATAAATTCAATCATTTAGATATTTTTAGAGAGTATTCACCGAAGCGATCTAACGCAATAGAATTCACTTGAACGCGTGGCGTGTCCGCTTCCGGTATTTCTACGCGGTTAAGACCTTCTTTTGCGCGTGTTTCGTTTATTGTGATAACACCGTCCTGAATTAAATGGTGATAAAATTCGGATCTGGCTTTCATGTCGCCGCGCAAAATTTCATTTACATCGAAACGAAAACACAATGATTCGTCAACACCTGACACAATCAATTTCATGTTTAACTCTTGTTCGATTCTTCTCATCATTGGAATGAGTGTGTACTTCAAAAAAAACAATTCAGCGTTTTCCATATTTGAAAAAGTCGACCCGCTTTCAAGTCCAAGTAATAAAGTCGGCACCCCGTACAACTCCGCGATTTTTGCGTCTTGCATGCGGCGCGTTTCAATGAATTGCATGTCTTCGGGTGATGCGCTTATTTTTGTATATTTAAAACCGAAAGGAATCACTTTTGTGCCTAGTGTGTCAGATGATTCCGCCCATGATTTCGCGACTATATTCATTTGATCTTGCGTCAATGGTTGTTCGGTTGTTAAGACCCCGACAGGCGTTCCGGAATTACCAAAAAATTCATTTCCGTAATCTTGCGACGCAACCGCAAGCCCTAAAGTTTCGCGGTGTAATGCTATCGGTGACTTTCCGAAAGGCGCGTTTATTTCGATGACGTCGTCGGCAAAAACTGTCCCGATGTCTTTGATTTCAAAAACTTCACGTCCTTCGAATTGCTTTCGTTCCACGCTCGATGTTGGCACAAAATTTAATGAATCGAGTGTCCCGCGCATTTGATCGCGTCGAATTATCGCAAAACCCGACCCGGTGATCAATGCTGACCCGATCATTTTTTCCCAGAACTTAAACGCGGTTGTGTTGTCGTCGGGTCGAATACCGACGGTGTGATTCAATCTGTGATCGACTTTCGTCAACTGATCGTTTGCGGAATTGTAAACGCTTAAAGGTAGACCGGCGATCGTTTGCGAAATTTTCGTCACGCATGAATAGACGGTCGCAATAGATAGGGCGCCCGCTTCGCTTATGTCTACGCCTGACGCGGTTTGCTTACCCATTAACCCCGCAAAAAACCCGGCTTCGGATGAATTTACAAAAGAACGTTTTTCAACTTTGGTAAATAAGCGTGTAAAGATGTTTGCCATGTATTCAGTGAGTAAAGCGGATTCGCCCAAATACAAGAGTAAAACAAAAACAAACGCAGCTTTCAAAGATTAATTAACACTGACTGTTAGTTGTTTACAAAGACAAAACTACAAAGTCATCTAAATTTAAATCTGGGGTTCGATCGGTTAAAAATTCACCGATAGCCATGACCGCCGAAACAATCGGATCGACTTTCTCACTTGATTTGTCTTTGTCAACTTTTATATTTCCGGCGGGGTCGCGTCTCAAAGAAACGTTTGACAACGCCCAACGCAAAACCGGGTCACCGTCGTGATGTAGTTTTCCGGTTCTGACTTTGATTTCGAACTCCTTTGTAGGTGCGGACATGCTCACAAAACCTTGTCCGAATGGTGACAATGTGACGCCGTCGTCAACAAGTTGCGACGCGATTTGTGTTGAATTGTAACGATCGAAACCGATTGTTTTAATGTTGTACAATTTCATCAAACAATTTTCATCATACGCGGCGCGACCGTCAACGAAATAAACCCCGGTGATCGTTCGCCTTATTGAATCGTAGTCGGTGACGTTGCCGGGCGTTAAAATGATGTTACCGTCTTTTTTAAATTGTCGGTAAATGTGCGCGGCGTTTGAATTCAAAACGTGATCGACTTGTTCCGCCGGGAGCCAATGCCACGAACGAACGTGAATTGATCCGTCTTCAATTGGGAAAGCCAAACACAAAGATGTGATGTCAGAAACCGACGCAAGATCCAAACCCCCATAACAAAGGCGCCCGCGAAGTTCAACGGATTCATCATAATTTGTCGCCCATGTTTCGTCCTGAATCCAAGTCCTTGACGCTGTCACCCACTCATTTAAATGTTTGGTTTTGAATTCAACTTCGAGCGTGCCGCCTTGGTTAATTGCTTGCACGCATTGTTTTTGCAAATACTCGATTGAAATTGTTTCGTTCAATGATGGGTTTGCTTTGATCCAATTGTTTTGGTCTTTCCAGTCGTCACCGTCGTCAAGTGTAAACATTAAAGGCAACAAAGCGTCATCATCTTTTAAGCCTTTTAAAACGTCCTGACACGTTTTTTGCCATGAATAACATGGTACATTTTTATCAAGTCCCGCCGTCGTTATTGTACAATGTAAAGGATTGCGACGCGAACCCATTCCAGACTTTAACACATTGAACACGGCGTCGGATTTGTGCGCGTGGTATTCATCGACACCCGCGAACGAAATGTTTAACCCGTCAAGTGAATCGCGATCCGACGACAGGACATGACACGACGAAGACGTTTCATTCACAACGATACGATTGACGAAAGTTTTTGCGCGGCTTCTTAATTCTGGAGATCCTTTCACCATTCGCGCCGCTTCGTCAAATGCTATTTTAGCCTGATCGCGTTTCGTTGCGCAAAAATAAACACCGGCGGCGTGTTCTTTTTCAAAAATTAAATAGTCCAAAGCAAGCGCCGCAAGTAGTGTCGACTTTCCGTTTTTACGTCCAACACATAGAAATAAATAATTAAATCGACGCGAACCGTCGACGCGATGCCATCCGAACAACTGCCAAAGTAAAAATTGTTGCCACGGTAAAGGATCGAAAGGGTGACCCGCAAATTTCCCGACGGTGTGACGAATAAATCTTTTAATAAAATGAATGTGTTTCATCGCTTCGTCATGGTTAAATATTAACCCGCGTTCGTGTCCGGTTTTAAGGTCTTTGAAATGACGTTCACACGCAAGGCGAACCCAACCCCCCGCAACAATCTTTCCGTCAATTACATCGTTCGCATATTGTTCGGGGGTTGACATCATAGTTGCCCGATCGAATTCGATGAAAAATTCGCGCAACCCGATTTCGGATTTTTAACGTCGAGATATTCGCCGCACGAATCACATTGAACGTCATGTCGAACAACGCCGTCGATGACTTTTATCGTGACCTTTTGCAATGTTTTTTCGGCTTTGCATTTGCCGCAAATAAATTCAATCATGGTTTTAATCTTTCAAATTTTGGTGTTCTAAATACCACGCAAGCAAACAAGCGAAAACACAAAGGCAAATGATATGCATTAAGTCGACATCAAATCATTCAAAGCGTCGCCGCCGTCATCAATTGCGTCAACCATTTTTCGCGATCGTGGCGTGATTCCGTACTCTTTAGCGAGTGACGCCCATCGTTTGAAAGCTTCGTTTGCTTGTTGATACTCTGGGCGCTGTCGATACATTATCCCCCCGGATTTGGTTTCGATCTTGTATGTTGTCCCGTTTTCTTTTATGTACTCAGTCAGGCGCGACCATTCACCGAACGCGTCGGCAAGCATAGTCAAACCCATTTCATCGGATGCCGTCAGCGTTTTACGTTCTGACAGTTCTTTGTGTAATCGTTTATATATTGTCATGTTACCTTTTACTTTGATACTGTACTTTATACATAC